GTTATTTTCAGCTGCGTCTGCTTCTCCGGGCCGCGACACACGCTCAGTCATATAAGTATTTGATTCTAAACGATTTTTCTAACACCCGTGCACGCGATAACACCGCACGCGCGCACAATGGAGTTTCTATGATTGATGCACCAAAAGTCAACACTGACGACGGCATGACAAGTGCCTACGCCGCAGCTGTCGCTTTACAGCCGTCTATCGATGCCATTAAGCGCGGCACACCCGGGCCGGTGCAAAGATTGATAGAAATAGCCATTCCTTTACGCCCTGTTCAGTGGTGGAATGAAGTTTATATAGAAGAACTCAAGCTTTTATGTGAAGCGATCTACTTAGCTTCGCACTATAATCGGCTAGAGATTAAAGCAGCTTTAGACCACGATCTCAAACTTGCCGAGAAGTATCACCGCATGGCAAATGCAAAAGTCCCGGTGATCCGTGCCTTGCAGACGACTCTACAACTCACACCATCCCAATTGCATGGCCAGGCTAACCGCTTCAACGGCTCAGCTAAGGCTCATCAGCAGATTCATGATATGTTATCCGACGTTACGACGCTCTATGCAAACTAACTGGAGTCTTAGCGTATATGCCAAAGAATACTGCAGATCCATTTTATGCCTCATCCGCATGGCGCAATGTCCGTAAAATCGTTCTCATACGAGACCACGGGTATTGTGTGATTTGTCGCAAAACTATGCCCCGGATGCAGGTCGATCATATAAAACCTCGCAAGCAATACCCACATTTAGCCCTTGATTTGAATAACTTGAGGACGTTGTGCCCAAATTGCCATTCTAAGGCAGCCACATCTTTAGGTCGCTCAGCGAACTACGTCGAACGACCGTTCATCGGCGCTGACGGATTTCCTAAAGACAGTGAGTGGAGCTAGAGAGTGCCAAGCACGCAAAAGAGCGCCAAGTGACCCCATAACTATAAGAAGAAGATGAGCAATAAACTAACACAAGAATGGTCTGACTACTCTACTGAGATTCAAACCGCTATCAAAAGCGGGCCAATCTTTCAGGATAGAGATTTCTCTAAAATCAAGTGGGACGATCTTACTGACGCCGAAAAGGTGATGCGATTTATTGAAACGGAATGTAAGGTGCCTGAAGGCGCTTTAGTAGGTAAATCGATTATACTGCTTCCATTCCAACGCGCGTTCATCCGCGCGGTATACGATAATAAGAATGACGTAGGGGAGAGACTTACTAAGACTGCTATACTCTCTATTGCCAGGAAAAACGGCAAGTCTACGATTATTGCACCATTAGTGTTGGCCTCAATTATCGGTCCACTCGCTCCTAAGAACGCTCAGATTATCTCTGGCGCTCAATCACGCGAGCAGGCTGCGATTCTCTTTACAGCAATGTCAAAGATGGTATCGCTCAATCCAAACATGGCTAAGCGGTGCCAGGTCATACCGTCTGGAAAACGTCTCAAAGGCATAGCAACCAATACAGAATACAAAGCACTAGCCAAAGACGGCGCTACTTCGCAAGGCTTATCGCCTTACATTGCGGTTCTTGACGAAACAGGTCAAGTCATAGGACCTCGTGATTCGTTTATCGAAGCTATTACAACTTCGCAAGGTGCGCATAAAGACCCTTTACTTTTCGTTATTTCCACTCAAGCGGCGTCAGATTCTGATTTGCTCAGCATGTGGATTGACGACGCAACTCGCTCTACCGATCTAACTACTGTGTGCCACGTCTACGAGGCCGAGAAGGATTGTGATTTACTTGACGAGTCTCAATGGATTAAAGCGAATCCTGCGCTTGGCGTATTTCGCTCGAAAGACGACTTACGTCAGCAACTAGAAAAAGCAGCACGTATGCCTGCGGCCGAAGCGGCTGCACGCAACTTATTATTGAATCAACGCGTATCCTTACTTACCCTATTCGTCTCACCTAGTGTGTGGAAAGAGTGTAGCGCACCATTCGAAATGCATCTCTTTGAAACAGAGCCTGTCCACTTTGGTCTCGATCTTTCCGCAAGGAACGACTTGACTGCCGCAGTTGCTTCTGTTAGAGACCCTGAAAACGGTCATATACATTCCATTCCTTTTATCTTTACACCTATGGACGGCATAGCGGATCGCAGTCAAACTGACCGTGTTCCTTATGACCAGTGGGTACGTGATGGATTTATATACGCTCTCCCAGGCGCTCATTTGAATTACGAGATGATCGCTCAAGAGTTAGCTACACGCGCTCAAGGTTGGAATATAGCATCGCTAAGTTTCGACCGATGGCGCATCGACGACTTCAAGGTCGCCGCTGAAAAGACTGGCTTCGCCCAAGAAGCCGAATGGATTTCTGTAGGACAAGGCTTCAAGGATTTCTCTCTAAGACTGGAAGGTCTTGAGAGTCTACTATTGCAAAAATTGCTTCACCACGCGAATCACCCGCTTTTGAATATGGCTGCGTCTAACGCTATTGTTATTTCCGATCCGACAGGTAATAGAAAACTCGATAAATCGAAATCATCTCAGCGTATTGACCCATTAGTAGCGTTGGCAATGTCAACCTACCCACTCAGTGATAACTCTCTCGTAATGACAGACGTAGATTCAATGATTGTTTAAAGTTTCCCTCAAGCATCAACAGTTTTACCCTTTATTGAAATTTAGAAAGTCCCTAAACCGTTCATTCCCCCTTTCGTTAAGAAAAAGAAGCGTACCCTTAATACGTTTCATATTCTTAATTAACAGAAAGGAGTTTAGTATGGATGATGCAACTGTACAGCAAATGTACTCGCACGTCATGGACAAACTAGCCTCCCACGAAAAGTCAATCGACTCTATTTGGGAGCATTTCAATAAAGGGAGTAAAACTATGTATGAAATACCTGAAATTACTAACGTCTTTAAACCTCATACTGGAGGTGCCGGTGGCTATGGCATGGACGGTTTTGGCGTTGGTGGCAATGGCGGTGGTCTCTTGGCCGGTCTTCTCTTCGGTGCTCTCATCGGCAACCGAAATGGTGGCTGGTTGGGCGGCGCAGGCGGTGAAGGCGGTGCTAGCGGCGTTGTAAACCAAATCGCTACTACTGAAGTCTTGAGCAAGTTAGGCGATATCCAAGGATCTATTCCTTTGACCGCTTCACAAACTCAAAACGCAATTCTGCAACAAAGCAACAGCATTTGCCAAGGTTTAAACCAATTAGGCAATACTGTTATGGCAGGCTCTACGAACAACTTGTTGGCGACAAAAGATTTGTCTACTCAAGTGGCTCAAGGTAATGCCATCATTCTACAAGCAATTGCCCAGAATGAAGCACAAGCTCTGCGTGACAAGCTCATGACCTTAGACGCGTCTAATCGCGCTCTTGGTACTGAAGTAAATGTAACACAGAACGTAAATCAAATGCAACAACAAGCTCAACAGCAAGCTCAACTCCAAGGAATCACCAGTCTATTGAATGGTGTAGTTCCTTTGATTTATCAGCGCGCTACCAACGACCAAATTAACATTGGTTCTGGTACCATGTCTGGTAACAGTGCTTCTAACGCTAACACAGCTATTCGCTAATTAGTGCTATGAAAAACCTGTTGGGTTGAAGCTTGGGGGAGTGAATTCCCTATAAGGTTCAGGAGGATGGTCAAAAGCTGTCCTCCTGTTTTACCTATCCTAACCCCATAAGGATTAATATGACTCAAATTACTACCGACAGCTTAGTAGCTGCCGATTTAACTGACGCAGCCACTGCTGCTAAGGTTAGTGACTCACTTGCCGCTGCATGTGAGCGCTTTAATATCTCTGAACCACAACAAATTGCTATGTTCTTGGCCCAAGCGGCCCACGAATCTGGTAAATTCAAGGCCACTTCAGAGAACTTGAACTATTCCAAAGAAGGACTGCATGGCACTTGGCCAAAACGATTCCCCACCGTCGCATCTGCAGAGCCTTATCACCGCCAACCTGAAAAGATCGCTAACAAAGTCTATGCTGACCGCATGGGCAATGGTGACGAGGCTTCAGGTGAGGGCTTCAAATACCGGGGACGTGGCTTTATTCAATTGACCGGCAAATCAAACTACCAATCCTTTTCAAATGATATTGGCAATCCAGATATTATGGATAATCCAGATTTAGTTGCTCAACCAGAATATGCTGCACTATCTGCCGCATGGTTTTGGGACAAGAATAAACTAAACGCAATCGCAAGCGACGTAACGGCTGTCACTAAACGTATTAACGGTGGCACAATCGGTCTTGCTGATCGCTCTTCTCATTATACTAAAGCGTTAGAGGTGTTCGCATGAACCCTATCCTAGGCGCTAAAATCGCCGCTGCAGTAGTTGCTCTACTTGTCGCCTTTTATATCGGCAAGAAACTTGAAGAAAACTATTGGCTAGAGCGCGAAGCACAGTTAGTGCAAAGTGTGTTAGAAGAAAAAGAGGCTTTAGAAAAGAAGGGAAAACTTCTATCTGATGCTTATCAACAACAAGCGGCAATTGCCACAGCTTCACAGAAGAAGCTATCCGTTGAGGTGAGAAATGAAATTAAAAAGTCTGATTATAATTGTGCCCTTCCTCCTGATGGGCTGCGCCTCATCAAGAGTGCAATTGATACAGCAAACGGCGCCAAATGATTTGGCTCAGCCGTGCCCTCCAATTGTAATGATATCGGAAGTAAAAACGCTAGGTGAGCTGGTCGAATTTACTGTAGACGTAATCAACCAGTACGGTGATTGTCGCAGTAGACACGAGGGCTTATCAAAATGGCAGAAGTAGACCAATCAAATGCAAAAGACACATTGTTGGGAGTGCTATCTTATATTGATAGTCCATTTAAGCTTGGCGTTGTTATACTGCTTGCTGTATTGGCTTTTTCTGGCTATTTTATTTACGCAAATCAGGCTCTATTAATAGGTGCCTATCAGAAAAGCCAAGAGCTACCAAGGATGGATTCGTCTAAATACGACGATGCTGCAAAGTTGCTATTTACCACGTTAAAGGTAGACTTAGTTGCTTTTCTTGAAATAGACCCTATTCTCGGTAAACGAGTTGTAGCGCGCGTCTACACTAAAGAAGGTAGAGTGAAGGATATTGACGGCCTTACTAATACGTTGTTTAATAAGAATGGTAGCAATAACACCGACGTGATTAGGTTAATGGCAGGTGAAATACCTTGCACTGAGTACGCTATTCCAAGATCGCAAATTGGATACTTTTACAAAACTAAAGGTATCAACTGGACTTGTAGGGTTTCAGTGCCACCAGAGCCCAATGAATTTATTGGACAAATCACTGTTGGTTGGAAAGAACAACCTCCGCTTGGTATCGATAAAGTTGACACACACTACTTAACGATCGCTTCCGAGATGCTAATCAAGATGAAGTAATAATAAAGGAGATATCAAATGGATATCATTAATAAAGCGCTAACCTCACCTGTCGAACAGGTTGTAGGCACGACTGCGCCCACGTATCGATTTATTATCTCCACAGATGATGAAGACCGTGACGGCGATATTGTAAAACAAGATGGTTGGGAGTTTGGTGAATTTAACGCAAACCCAATCGCTCTTTTGCAACACGACCATAAACAGCCAGTAGGCCGTTGGTCAAATATTCAAACTCGTGCTCGCCAAAAAGGTGGATATGAGACTGTAGCAGATTTAACTCTAGCTCCACCTGTAAGTGATGTGCTGAAATACGCAAACGCTTTGGTTGAAGCTGGAATCTTAAACGCCACGTCTGTTGGCTTTGGTGTCAAAAACTTTGAGAAAAGAAAAGACGCCAATGGTCGACCAAGCCGTGGTATGATCGTTCATAAGGCTGTGTTACGCGAGGTTTCTCTCGTATCAGTGCCAGCGAACGCAAACGCAATAAGGATCGCTAAATCCTTGGACATTAGTAATGATGTAGTTAAAACCTTTGTATCTGTTGACGGAACCGATTCCGGTATTGATGTCGACGATGATACACCATTACCACTTTCTGTGGCGCTTGAAAAGGCTCAAACACTTCTAGCTGCTGGACACAAACCTAGCATCACACACAATCCTAACTCTGTCTTCGGACAAGTAAAGATTAAAGACAAACAAT